ATTTTATGACGTTTGTTTTTTGCAACTCTAATTTTATGGCAAGTCCAGCAATAAGCTACTTGCTTTCCATCGTGAATACGGTAACGGATATGGTTACCACTTCTTGGATGACCCTGTGGGCAAGTCTCTTGAATCCAAAACGCCCTACTACTTCTTGAAATATTTTCTGACTGCGTTACAATTTCCATATGCGCTGGGTTAAAACAAGCCCTGTGCCTACAATCTGCACCGCCTCTGCATTCGCCTTTGGCGGTTGATTTGCTATGGCATTTATGGTCTACGACCATTCCTTCTGAAACTAAACTTTCCTGCAAAATTTCTACTAGTAATCTATGACCAGCTTTGCGGCGTTTATTAAGGCTAAAAAATGTATAGCCATTTTCATTTAAATTAGTTCCGTTTAATGTCCAGCAACCTTCATCAGTTACTGTCCTTTGAATAACATACCCCAAGGCTGCATAAGCATCCATATCACCTTTGATAGCAAGGGAAAAAAGTTTTTCAGTAACTTCTTTATAATCCATAAGATTATTATAGCCTAAGCGGCTTGTATCGCGTAGAGTGTGAAGGTTGAGCCAGCGGCAATATTGTTTGCTTGTGGGAAAATTTTAATTGTGTCAATAGCGTTTGTTTTTGACCATAGACAAACTTCCGCTTCAAGTGAAGTACCGCCGCCTGCAGGAACATCAATACGATTAAGCATAGTTTTATATGTAGTCGTATTTGAATAATTCATAAAATTCATTCTTGCCATAAACCGACCAGCATTGTTATCAAAACCAGTTGCGCGTGTAATAAACCAAGCCGCTTGTGAGGATAACCTTGTACTGTTTGCTGCTGAACCTGTGCCGTAAACAGATGTTAAAGAGTAACTGCTAGTTGTATCTATAGAACCATTGCCTACTTGCACTTCTAAATTTGTAACTGATGCAGAATCAGATATTGCCGACATTACTAACATTAAATCCGTATAGCCTTGTGGGATTGACGAAAATGTAACACTCGATGCCGATGACCCAAGCACCTGTGTCTGCAACGCAACCATTGTATTAGTAGCCATTAGCGTACCCCGTAAAGAGAGAAGGTTGAGTATTGAACCAAGTTAGATCCACCCTGACCAGTAATAGTAATAGAATTTATAGCAGAAGTATTCATCCAACGACAGCTTGAAAGCCAAATTGTTCCACTTCCATTTTGATCATTGCCAGATAATGTTCTATGAGTTTTATATTTATTAGTATTTGCATAATCTAAAATATCTACTATCGCTGCTGAAAATGTATTTGCCAAGCCAGTAGATCCAAGTTGCGTACCCATAATCATATTGCTTTGTGATGTAGCGGATGCAGCAGATGCAGAAGATCCATTTCCAGAAAGCCAATGTTCAGCGTAGTTAGCCCCTGTATCGCCGTTGTATGAAGCAAAAAAACTATCGCTTGAATATGCGGCAGCATCTCTGGTTAATGCTCGTAACTGTAAATGCGTATAAGTGCTAGGAATACCGCTAAAGGTAATCGAAGCCTGTCCACCTGACGGAACTGTCACAGTAGCCAAGGCATCATACGCACCTGTAGGGCTGTACGGATTCCAGACAGTATTACCTGCCAGCATATCGGGATAACGCGTCAGGTTCTTAAACCCGCCAGCGTTAGAGAATTTGAATATGTTTGGCATCAGGAAATTTCCACACCTGAAATGTGGAAGTTGATGGTGGTAGCAGAAGCGCCACCTGTAATTACCTTGGGAGTAGCGTTGGCTGGGATAACCTGCTTGAGTGGGATAACAGTTGTGTCATACGCACCAACAGTAACAAGGTTAGCAATTTGTACACCGTCAATGGCGATGGTGAATGATCCTGCTGTACCTGCTGTGTTAGCGACAGCAATGTCTGTCACCACTGTAGTAGTGCTTGTGTTAGGCACTGTGTACAGCGTGGTTGTAGTAGTCGTAGATGCAGCTCCACGATAAAGAACTTTGGAAGTTGTTGTCGCCATTATTACTCCTTAGAAGCGTTGCATTACGATAGAAATGGTTAAGTCATCTGTTGTTGCGGCAGAGCCTGTGGCTCCCGTTGCACCTGTCGAACCAGTTGGACCAGTTACGCCTGTTCCTGTTGCACCCGTACTGCCAGTAGGACCTGTCGCACCCGTAGAGCCAGTGGCTCCAGTCGCACCAGTAACGCCTGCGCCAGTCGCTCCAGTGCTTCCTGTAGCCCCTGTAGGGCCTGCTACGCCGCTATTAGCACCTGCTGCACCTGTACTACCCGTAGGTCCTGTAGGACCAGTCGAACCTGTACTACCTGTAGATCCTGTTGGACCAGTTACTCCATTTGACCCTGTGGATCCAGTAGACCCTGTAGGTCCTGTAGAACCTGTTGAGCCAGTAGAACCTGTGGATCCTGTCGCTCCTGTGTTACCAGTGGATCCTGTACTGCCAGTGCTGCCTGTAGCTCCAGTTGCGCCTGTACTGCCAGTTGCTCCCGTTGCTCCTGTGATAGATGCTCCAGTGTCACCTGTATCTCCTTTGATACCTTGTGGACCAACAGGTCCAAGTTCGATAATTTGAGGTTGTGATGAGCCTACGTTGTATACGTTTGTCGTTACTGGGATTTCAACGGTGGAAATGGAATTGACATCAATAGCCATTAGTTAGTCACCGATGCTTTCAAGATGAATGCACCTTCAAGAATCTTGTAGACGTTGCTTGCTGAGTCGGTAAGGTTCAAGTCGTAGTTGTAGTTACCAACCGCCAGTGCTGCTGTCTGTGTTGCAGTAAGGGCAAGGGCAATCTGACCGATGCCTGGGGTAATAACAATCTTACCATTTGCTGTAGACAATTCTACAATAACGTTGTTGCTAATATCACGGACCTGCATCTTGGCTGAATAGCCTGTGAGGTTTACTGGCAGGTTGTCAACCTTCCATACTGGAGACAACGCGAAGGTAGTACCTTGGTATACCGTGATGTTATATCTACCTGGATTCATGTCTCCCCTTAAATAGTGGTAATGCTTGAGCCGTAGCCGTTGGCTACTAAAATGTCTTTTTCGGTCTGGGTAATGATGTACTCATGCCCACCGAGGTAGCAGTAATCTGCATTCTGTGTTTCGTCTACGCCTGGTGTACGGATAGACACTGTTGCTAATCCATAAATGAGAACGGTATTGGCACGGTTAATTCGATAACGCCAGAAGAGACGGCCAAATCCTGCTGGGCCTTCTTCTACTGTTGGTGGTATGAATAGATATGCCATTGTTCTCCTTGTTAATGTGGTAGCCCCGCCGAAGCGGGGCTAACACTTAGGCTAAATTAAGCCTGGTGAATTGAGGAAGCTGACTCAATACGGACGAGAGATGTTTCACGGTAACGTGCCCATCCAAGTACGCCGTACCATCCGATTGGACGGAAACGCATCAACTTATCAACGATTGGTCCGAAGATTACGTGTGGCTCTTCAGCTACTGCTTCAGCAAGTGCTTGCTTACCAGCAACGAGAGTACGGAATACACGTACACCGCCTGTACCATAGGTCCATGCAGAACCGAAGGTTCCTGAACCTGTTGAGCCGCCAGTACCATCAGCAGCAGAGAACATACGAGGAGACTCAACGAACATTGCGCCTTCGTAAGTTCCGATTGTTCCTGGCCAGAATTCAGAAGAACCTGTCTCTGAATACTTATGGTCATCGCGCCATCCGCCAGAACCAGTCTCAGCACGAAGATCGTGTGAAACTTCTGGGTGGATACCGACCCAGTAGTACTCGCCTTGACGTGGGACAGCCTTGTTAGCGCGTAGCTTTGCTACTGCCAAACGGATGTCACGTGACTTGATTGTGTCTGTTCCGAGGATAGACTTCTGAGTTGTACCGTTGGTGTATGTACCAGCGTATGTAGAAACAGCATTGCCGCCTACTTCAGCAATAGCGTTTGTTCCACCGATAAGGGTGTTAAGCGCTACTGTGTCAAGTGAGTCAGCCATGTTGAATGCGATGATGTCAGCGATTGCTGGGTCAACATCTGAGAGTGAGAACAACTCAAGCTTACGGGTAGCAAGTGATGCGTTACCGTATTCTTGTAGTGTTACTGTTGTGGTTGTTGTGTTTCCAAGTGCTACTGCATCTGGATCAGTTGTTTCTGACAATGGGGCTGTAACAGCTGAAAGATCTGTGTAGATCTGGAATACAACTGAAGAGCCTGGCATTGCTTGCTGTACTGGGCGCTTGTCTGCGACATCGCGGACGAGAGGAACAGCACGTAGGGCGAATTCTACATAACGGTCATACGCTGTCTGGACGAGGGATGTACCCAATGAACCAGATGAGGTATCTGTATATGCGTTAGCCATGTGTCACCTTCTTTCTTAAGGTTTGTGCGAATGGATTGTGTTAGTTACTACCACGAGAAAAACGGCTAGACGGATTGCCTGTCAGAGAGTCAAGGTCTTCTTTAGTTAAACCTTTTGATGCAATTTTGGCCATAAGGTCAACATCCCGCGTAGGGGTGTTTGCATTCTGAGTAGCGGCATTAATGCGTTGATACGCTGCCCGATTTGTTTGCTCTTCTTCACTGATAGGTGCGGCTTCTGCTTGGACAGGTTGAAAACCGAATACATCGGCATTCTCGCTAAGCCATGCGTCTACCTGCTCAGGTGTGTTGACGTCGCTA